GTCAACGCCTCTTGGGCGGCGTCCATTGACGACAAAAGGCCGGCGCCCTCCAACACCTTCAATTCGGCCATTTTGGCCCGCAATGATTCCAACGGACCTGTGGTTGTGGTTTCCGTTTCCGCCCCCAACGTTTTGACCGCGGCGGCCAACGCGGCCAACACCGATTCAGAATCGCCGCCGAAATCCTCACCCAACACCGATTGCAACGCGGAAATTTGTTCGGCGGTCAACTCCAACGCGGACACGTCAAGGTCGCCCGAAACGCCTTCGACGATGTCCCCAATCGCCTTGTTCAAATCGGACAAACGTTCGGCGTCACGTTCCCCGAACGCCTCGCCAAAGACACTTTCCGTTTTCGTTGTTTTGGCCAACTCACCCGCCAACCCGGCCACGACGTCGGCCAACGTTTTTGTTTCGTCGGCTTGGGTCTTTGTGGCGGCGGCGGATTTTTCTTTTGCGTCGGTCGATTCTTGTTCGGCCTTCGTTTCGCTTTGCTTCGTTTCGGCCGCTTCGGATTGCGTACCGTCCAGACGGTCCACGATGCTTTGAAAATTCCGTGTCGCCGTTGCGGCGTCGTTCAATGCGACCGCCGCACCGGCCAATCCGGTTCCAAACATCCCGCCCGAATCCGTGGCCGTACGCAACGCAAACGCCAAATCGCGGCCGGCGGCGTCTTTGATTTGGGACAATGACGTTTTGAATTGCGACACGTCGATGTTGCCGGCGGCCAACTCTGAAAAAAGGTTTCGAACCTCATTGGACACCTTCACGATTTCGTCCACGTTGCCGCCGTCCTCCAACGCTTCAACCTCGAAATCCAAAAGAATTTTTTCAACGGTGGCCTGTGCTTCGCCTTGTTTCTTTGTCGTGTCGGCCAACAATTGCGCGCGGACACGCGCGGCGACGGCATCACGAACGGCGTTTTCGGCTTTTTCGATGTCCTCCAACGACGCCGTGTTCAAATCCAGATTCCCCAGATATTCGCCATATTGGGAATTTATGTCTTTCACGGCGTCCGACCGGTCGCGTTCCCCTTTGGCGGCCAACTTCAATTTTGAAAACAACGTTGTCACCTCCGCGCGTTCGGTGGCAATGGCCTTGTTCATCTCCTTTGTTGCGCCCGCCATGGAACGCGACTTGAATTCCAACGACGACATCCGTTTGATAACCGGACGCAATGCCAAACCCAATCCGACGACCGCACCGGTCACGGCAAGGAATGGCCCGGAAACCAACACGGCCGCCAAACTTGAAAATGACGTGGCCGCCGACGTCCCGGCCAACGCGGCCGCACCCTGCAACAACTTGAATCCCTTGGAAATCGAACCGATGGCGCCGGTCAACTTGCCACCGACAATCAACAACGGCCCCAACGCCGCCGCGGCCATGCCGAATTGAACAATCGTTTGTCGCGTCCCTTCGTCCAAGTTGGCAAACGCCGACGCCATGTCGCGAATCACATTCACGACTTGCAAAATGGCCGGGGCCAACGCCGTTCCCAATTCGATTTGGGCCGCCTCAATGGCCGATTGCATTTCCGCCAACTTGCCCGCGGTCGTGTTCCCCATGGCGTCGGACATGCTTTGCGCGGTCCCTTCGGCCTCCATGAATGACGCGTTCAACGACGCCAAATCTTCCAAATTCTTTCCGAAGATTGGTCCAAGAATTGCCGCCCGCGTTCCCAACAATTCCAACGATTCCGTGTAACCGGTCCCGCCTTGAATGATTTTCGTGAATGTGTCTTTGACCGGAACCCCAGATTTGGCCAATTCGCTGAACGCCATTTTCAATTTGGTTCCCGCGTCCGACCCGGCGATTCCGTTGTTTGCCAACACGGAAATGAGGGACGAAGTTTCTTCCAAACTGAATCCAAATTCGTTCGCGACCGGCGCGACGTTTTTCATGGATTCTTTGAATTTCTCCAAATCCAAGGCCGACCCGGCAAACGACGCCGCCATGACGTCGGTCACGCGACCCGTGTCCGCGGAATCCAATCCAAATTGTCGCAACGTTGCACCGACAACCGTTGCGGTTTCTCCCAAATCTTGGTCAAACGCCTTTGAAAGATTCAAAACGGCGTTTGTCATTCCGGGAATTCCATCGCCCCCGGTCAACTCCTTTTGAGTGAATCCAAGTTTCGACAACTCCAATTGAAGTTCCGAAACCTGTGACGCGCTGAACGACGTCGTCCCCCCAAGGTGTTTCGCTTGTTCAGTTAATGCCCCAAGGGATTTCGCGCCGCCCCCAGACACGGCGCCGACCTTTGCCATGGCCAATTCGAAATCGGCGGCAACTTTGAATGACGACGCACCAACGACGGCCAATGGGGCCGACAAACCCATGGACAAATTGCGTCCGGCCGTTTGCATTGACTTTGACGCCGATTTGAACCGGGCCAATGAACGGTTCAATCCCCGTTCGAATTTGGACCCGTCAAGGTCCAAAAGTATTGCAAGCCGTGACGATTTCGCCATTGTCAAGAAAATTCGTCGACCAATCGTTTGATGTCGTCGGCCGACATGGGTTTGTTGTTTTCAGGCGCGGCCATGCCGCGTCCGTACGGGTTGAAATCGTGCGCGCTTTTTGCCGTTTGGCCACGGCCGCGATTGATGTTGAACAACATCGCCATGACCGCGCCGGTGTGGTTCCACCGGGTTTCGTCCGCCTCCAACAAACCGCTTTGGAAACATGACCATTCAAAGAATGTCATGTTCCAAAATTCATCCGGTCGCAAACCGGCCCGAAGGCCGGCCGCATAAATTGACCGCCACGTTGGCGGCGGCCCCGTTTTTACTTCGGGGCCGCCTCCTCCCCGTTTCCCGACTTCGGGTCCGGGGCCATCGTGTCGACAACTTCGTTGGTGATTTGTGTGAACGTGTTTTCGTCCTCACAAATGAACGCACACAATTGATTGAAGTCCGGCAAACTTGATTCGGGTTTGCCGTGTCTTTGTGCGTGATTCAACATCCCACAAAACACGATTTTTGGGACCGTGTTCAAAGGGTCGTCGGACAATTCCGTGTCGATTTCGGCCAACGGTATGTCGTACCGTTCGGACAAAAGTCGAAACGCGTTCATGTTCACCAACGCCGGAATGGTCATGTTGTTGACCTTCACCGACAATTCGCCGCGCAATTTGTTTTGTGCCATATTGTTTTGATTGGGTTGGCCCCAATTTAATCAATTATGACGTCGCCTGAACCAAAGTCCCGGTACCCTTCAAAGAACATGAATACGTTGCGAAGGAATCGACACCCGCGGTGGCCTCCAAAGATTCAATGAACGCCGAACCGGTGTATGTTGTACCTGTGGACGCCTTGAAAATCACGGTGCATGTTTCGCCCGACAACGCCAATTTTGCAAGGTTGTTGAACCCGTGTTCGTCGGCCCCTGTCATGTCGTCGGCGGCGGTTGCAATGTCAACCATACCGTCCACCGAAAAACTGAACGACGACGCCCCAACGGCGGTGTGTGAAATGGATTGGGCCGCTTGCCCGCTTTTGGACGCGGTTTCGACGGACCCGTTGTTGATGGAAACCGAACAATTGGTTGACACACCAACCAGACGTGACGCACCTGAACCCTCCGCGTCGCCTGTGATGAACAACCCCAGTTTGTTTCCGGAAATGCTTTCTAATGGCATACTTCAAAAATTTTTGATGATGTCCCCAAATGTCGTCATGACACGTTTGAAATTCGTGTCGTCACGAAATGTCAACGCGGCGTGAACGTGGCCAAAAATGACACGGTGAAAACAAGTTCGACAATGAACACGTTTCCGTCGTCCATCACGTCGGATGCGACGGTGTCCAACACGGTCGATTGGATTTCGTATTGATTCGAACCAATGGTGAACGAACCGGACAAACCTTCAAAGATGCCGCGAACGATTGTGTGCATGGTCCACGCCTCCGAAATTCTTTCCGAAAAACAATTCACGGAAAATTCGAATTCATCGTTGACGGATGTCGTGTTTTTTGTGGGCGTGAACTTCGCGTCGGTTTGTTCGAACATGACCGCGGGCAACTCTGAACCCTGCGTTCGTAGGTATGGAAAAACACGCGTCCCGACCACGGCGGTCAAATCGGAATCGTTTTGAAGTTTGTCAAAAATTAGGTCCAACATGTCAGGATTGTTTTTTGAATTCACGAACCAAAAATTCCCGAACACCCTTTTTGATTCTGAATGGGATTTGGTCTTTGTAGCGATTCAACGTCGGTCGGACGAACGGTTGTTTGCGAACACCGGACACGATTTCTTTTGTGCGAATCAACTTGCCCCCCTTGCCGAAAAACGTGAAATGACCGCGGGTCTTTCTCTTGGATGGCTTCACCCCAAGTTCGGCGAAATGCGCCGTGTTGGATTTGTTCGGGCCTTTGTAGCGTGGCCCCAGACGGACAACCCATGATTTCGACCCGCGTGAATAGAACGTGATTGTCGCGATTGACTTTTTGAGGCGACCGGACTTTTGAGGCGCCAACGACCGCATGGTGTTGTAGGCCGGACGAAATGCGCGTTTCATGATTTGCCCAACCTCACGCCGGGCCACGTTGAACGGCATGCGTTCCAACGCCTTCATGACGCGCGTCGCCTGTGAATCGTCAAATCGTGCGGCCACCTTCATGTGTCAATCGTCGTTTCGTGAACAAATTAGTTTCATGAACCGTTTGCGGCCCATGACCAACACGCCATCCACACGGTACGTTTGCCCGTCGTACACAATCCGCGACGATTCCGAAACCGCGGTGTTGTGACGAATGGTGAATTCAGTCCGCAACACCTGAACCACACGGTCGCCCACAATTATTTCACCCGCGTTTCGGTCAAATCGTTTTGCGTAAATGGTCGAAACCTTTGTGAATGTTTCGACCCTTTGACCGAACGAATCCGTTGTGACCGTTTTGTTGTGAAGGTCAATTGGGGTGTCAAGTTCGCCAATCCTCATCGAATGCGTCGCAATGATTTCACAATGGATTCGAACGCCAATGGCATGACAAACGGTCGGCCGGTTGATATTCCACCGGCTTCTCGGTTTTCGTACAAATGCGCCAAATACAAAAGGCAAGCGCCCTGAAACAATTTCGACGTTTGTGTTGTGTTCGTCGAAATCAAATCGTCGTCACCCAGAACCGCGCATTCCAATTTGAACGGAAACGGGTCGTCCAATGCGTAATCGGTCGGCGATTGGAACGTCAATTTTTGTTCCAACACCGACGGCGACGTGGCTTTGTGAATCACAAACGCATCGTCAACCGTGACCGATTTGGTTGTGTGTTGGTCCGAATTGTATGTGAACGCCGACACACGGTTCAATCGAAACGGCAATTCCAACCGTTCCGGCAACGTGTGAAGGTACACATTCGCGGATTTGTTTTGGACGTGGCGCCCGGTCAAACCTTCAACATATCGAATCGCCAATTCACCCAACATTGCGACGTGGTTCCGTTCGTTCGAACCGGGCGAACCGATGTCCGCGCGCAAATGTGATTCGACAATGTCAACGCCTCCCAACGTCACCAACGAATCCACATTGTAAAAGTATTCAATTCGGATGTTCTCCATTGTCGTGTGTTTTGTCGCCGCCATGGATTCGAACCACGCAAACCGCATCCAGACGCGGACGGCGAACCGCAACGTGTGCGGCCCCAAGGAATTAGGGAAAAACAAACCGCCGGCCGGATTGCCGACGGTTTGCCATTTGTAGTCAATTAGTCCGCAACGACGGTCGCGGCGGTGTCGGCGGTCAAGCCGGCCAAAATAGCGCCGGAACCATTGCGGCGAATCTTGCCGTCAAAGTACGCATCCGCCACGATGCGGACGACGCCTTTCAAATTTTCCGTGAATGGGTCAACACTTACCGAAACACCCGCCCATGTACACATGACGATGTCGGACGCGTCACACATCACGATTGGTGACGCCGCGATGGTGTCTGTTGCGTCGTCGTCCCCAAAGAACGTCGCGGACAATTTGCCCGTCAAATTGCTCAATTGGGTTGTGTGAAATGCAGGGTGTCCCATGATGGTCGAAGCACCACCGGCAATGTTGCCGGCCGCGGGAATGAAACCACCGGTGTCGGCCGTTTGGGCCTTCAAATGAGCCATCACCGCGGGCGTCATAAAGAACACCGGACGAAGGTTGTCGGGGTTGCCCTCAAGGTACTTGCCCTCAAGGCGCGCAATGTCCGCAAAGTCAGTCGCCAAACATGTAGCCGGGTCGCCCTGTGTAATGGAACCCGCCTGAATCCGTGTTGCGGTTTCCAAGTCGGACACAATCCCGTTCAAAATGTGGTTGTCCATTTGGGCCGCGATGGCGGCGCCCAAGTCACGACCAAACAAATCGTCAAGGTTTCCATTGACGGAATACATGAGATTCTTTGACACGTCAACGGCGGCCGCGCAACGGGTTGGTTTCAACGTCTTTTTCGTGAACGCGGTTGTACCGACGGCCACCCCGTCGGCCTCTGTGTCGTCCGCGGCATTTCCCCCAGACAATGACGCCGCGTTTCCGGGCATCACGGGCAAATCCACATCCCCGGCAAAACCGGACAATTGGGTGACGCCGGCGTTGGCCAAAACGGATTTTGATTGCAACGACATCGCGATGTCACTTTGATTCACTTGGACACCCGGTCCGCCTGTGTGAATGTTTGTCGCGCCGGAATCAACACCGTACGCGGTGCGTTCGCCATACGCCAACCACGAAGGAATGTTGAAGTCACCACGGACGGCAACACCGCATTCGATGGCCTCTTTGCGGGCTTCGGCATCCATTTCAGCGGCCAAACCTTCCAAACGATTTGCCATGGCGCCCTTCACACCTTCGGTGATGCTGAATCGCTTTTGGATTTTGGCGCGTTCTTGGGTTTCGCCTGAACCGGTCGAGAACGACACGGGCGCGGCGGTGGCCTTCAACGCCGCCTCCACTTTTTCGGCGCGTTCAATCTTTTTGTCCAAATCTTCGATTTCGGACATGATGTTTTCGGACGCTTCGATTTCGTCCGCGGTGAATTCGCGCGCCTCACCTTCGGCGGCCTTCACCATTTCATCCAAGGCGGACACGCGTTCGCCCCGGATTTCCTGCAATTGTTTCGCGTTTTTCATTTTCTTTTGCGAATTTGTTTGATTCGATGTTTCAAAACGGCCGAACGAATCTTTGCGCCGTGGGTTTGTATTTTGTCGCTTGGGGCCGTTTCGGGGCCATCCTGCGTGTTTTCTTTGCATTCCGAAGGGTCACACCCGCAATTCGGACAATCGTCGTTTGACGGGCCTGAAATCGCGTCCAGAGAACGCAAAACCGACGTCGCGTCCGAATACGCGCCAACCGTCACCACGGAAACGTCAACCAATCGCGCCACGCGATTGATGGTCCGCAAATCCTTCATCCCTTCGCGTTTCTCCCAAGAATCACCATCCGCGCCCAACATGAACGCAAATGACGCGTCGCGGACAATGCCGCGTTCCATCAATTCAATCAAGTCGCGACCGGCGGTCGTGTCTGGAATTGGGAAAGAATAACGCAAACCGATTTCGTCAACCGACAATTCCAAGCCGGCGCCGACCTTTGCCAACGGTTGCAATTGGTTGTGATTGAACACGGCTACAACCGGGTCGTCCAAACGTCCTTCAAACGCGCCGGGCGCAATCACTTCGGAAAATGCGCCAATGTCGGTTTCGGAATTGAACACCGCCGCGTAACCTTCAACGCGGCGTTCATCTTCTTCGTGTTTGTACCGAAGTTCCAAACGGTTCGTCGTTTGAAATCGACGTTCCGTTTTCAGGTTCTCCAATTCGCGATTGTACGATGGCGAATCGTCGTCACCGGTGGCGTCGTCATGTTCTGAACATGCCATGTACACGGTTTCACCTTCCAATTCATGTGTGTGGAAACCTTCGCATCCTTTTTCTTCGGCGTGTTTTAACGCGTCCTCTTTGTTATCAAACACGGGTTCGCCGTCAATCGTTCCAACCTTTTGTCGTTCATCTTCCATTTTGTCGTTGCTTTTTAGGGGATGGCCCGTCGGGAACAAATCCGTGTCGTGTTTGCCGCTTCGAAATTTTTCGTTTTTCAAGGCGTAAAGGAAAGACGTTAGGCGGGCGTATGCCCATTGTTCAGGACTTGAAACCGAAGGCCGGACCGACCCCGGATTGGTTTTGTACGCGCCGACGCCACGTTTGAAAACCTTCGCCGCCATGGCGTACGTCGCGCGGTGAATTTTGTCGTCGGACCTTAGTTTGTCGTTGTATTCGTCAACCTTGTTTTCGATGCCTTTTTTGACGGCTTCGCTGAATCCGTCCACACCGCCAACGGATGCGCGTTGATTCTGG